CCAGTTGTAGCATTAGTCCAACTAGTTATATTTGAAGTAAATTCTCCGTTAGTAATTAATTCAGTTGGTTTTAAAAAAAAAGACTCAAAGTCCACTCTACGCATATTCGATGGAAAATCATATTCTCCATCACCTACTTGAAGGGCTTGAGTCGTTGTTGAATGTAATAAAGGAATTTCAGCTCCTTCGTTATAAATATCATGTACTGATTTATTAATAAAATCTTTAACTGCTGTTTGAATACCTCGACTACTAGAGAAGTTTGATGAAGTCATTTCAACTTCATTCAATTCTCTTAAGATTCGGTTAGATAATATTAAATAAGTTGTAGCCATTATTTAGTTTCTTTTTCCTTTTTCTTTTTAAATTTTTTCTTTATAAACTCAAGAGCTTTTCTATCAAGTTCACTCATTTTATGTCTTGAAATTTTAGGATCTCCATACATAAAACGTTCTTTCATATAAGTTTGTGAATCATCTCGTATTTGATTAATTTTACCAGGATTAATTTGTATTATAGGGGGAGCTGATCTAAAATAATCTGATAACTTAGAGTATGATTTCCAATCTTTTTGTAAACGTTCTCTAGTACTAACTTTTTTATATTTGGGATGCTCGTTAGAATAATTTTTGGTAGCCATTATTTTTCATCCTTATTGTCATATTCAAATTGTTCAAAACGAATTAATAGTCTTTTAATCCTAGACTCTGCATCGTCTAATTGTTTTTTTAAATCCTTAATCTGCTCTTTTAAAGCAGTATTATCAGACTTGTACTCTTGAATTATTTCAAGAAGTTGATTTCTTTTCTGATAACTCATTGAGTAACTTTACAATGTGTTCTAATCTTTCACTTTGTGAAGTGACTTTGTTCTCTAAATTTTGTATTCTATTTAATAGGGTAATATCATTACTACTAAATGTATTATAGCTTGTTTTTGTATTTGCAGTTAAATCGTAAGTAGTCATATATATCTCCTAATTAAAAATTTTTAATTAAGGGGGATAATTAAACCCCCCTTAATATTTTATCTTAAGTACTATTATGCGTACGTAACTTTTTGTGTTTCAGCGTCACCGTGACCATCACAGTCAGCATTTACAGCAAACACTCTAACGACAGCATTTATTGCTCCCGTTGCGTTAACTAGGTCAATAGTATCTGCTGCTGCATAATACCTATAACCTATTGAGGTAGTTCCTTTTGAAGAATCACCTGCTCTAGCTCTAGTTATTTCTATTCCCGCAGTTGCAGTTGATGCTGATACAAAACAATCAACATCCGCTCCATCCCCAAGAGATAAAGTTCCAGAGTTTCCCGCACTATCAGCCGTTAAGATATCTAATCCTGCATACAAAACTAATGTATTTGCAGGCATACTTAATACCTGAAATACATCGCCTGTTGCATTAGTAGTATCCGAAAAACTAATAACTTGACTTAGTACTTTGACTGTAGGTAAACTAGACGGATGTCCAGATGTACCTACTCCGCTTACTGAATAAGTAGCCATAATTTATATCCTCCTAAATATTAACCTACTGTTATAACACCTGAGTAAACTGCATCTGATCTCAGAATTTTTCTTCCGAAAACATGCAAGCCTCTCACGATGTCTGAAAATGAATTAGGGTCTCTAATAAGTTCTGTTTTCGCAATATGGTTTGCCGTAGCAACTGCACCTCGGTGCCCATAAAGGAAAGCATATTCATTAGATCCCGCTGATCCAAACGTTTTGGATGCTGCTGCTCCACCTGAAACCGCTATTGCGTTTGTAGAGTACATATTAAAACCGTATAAAGGTTTATCTGTAACTTTACCATTTTGTATTCCAGACGTGCCGCCATCTCCCATTACTGATTGGTCCATAAGTTTAGCACCTGCTCTTCTTAATTGTTGAAAAAATGCAGGTGGTGCAACCAACCATCTATTTTCTTCTGGTACGTCTTGACCATCAAGAACTGTCTTAGCAGCTGATACTACCAGTGCTAGTGTATCTGACGCAGCATCTCCATCAATTGGCGAAGCATCTGTTCCAGTGTTCGCTGCTGATGTTGAAGCATTATCATAAATGTTTTTTAATACATTATAGTCGTAGTTCTTTTTTAGTGAATAAGCACCTGAAGAAGTTGCAAGAGCTTCCCAATTTACATGTGATTGTCTTTCTTCGATGTCATCTACTTTAAACGCAAAGTAAGAACCTTGATCGACAGTAAGTTGTAACTTATCGTCTGCCAAGGCTTGTGTGTTTACAGATTGACCTCGAGCATAATCGCTCACAGTAATGGTAGGCTCTTTCACGATATTTACCGTGTCGCCAAAATTTTCGATTTCTCCAGCGTAATCAGTGTTAGTAATATCTTCAACAACTGATGCACGTCTGAAAAACTTCTGAACCTTTTGACTATATACTGCTGGTACCCAATTACCTGATGGTAAATTGACATACCCTGCAGCGTTTGACATTGTAGCCATGTGTTAGTCTCCATTGTTATTAAGGTTGGGTTCTACCTTCTCGTACAGCTTTATCGATTTCTTCTTCGTGCTTCGCATACTCACGAGTATTCATCTTAGCAATTTCAGAATTAGACCAGATTTTCTTTATAGGAACATCTGATACTTCTGCTTTTCTAGTCTTAGATACAACTTTAGCAGCTTCCTTCTTAATATCTTTTTCCTGTTTATTGGAATACTTTCCAAGTCCCTTATCCATTTTATACAGGTCGATTGCTCTTCCTGCTAATTGTGCATTAGCTTTATTTTCGTAAAGCCAATCTTGAATAACTGGATCTTGTTTGGTAGCCCATTCATGAAATTCATCTTTTGAACGAATATCTTGAAAGTCAGGATGAAGTTTAAGAAGTTCCACTTCAGCTTTTTCTTGTGACACTTGTTCCTGTTGAACTTGAAGATTTTGATATTTAGTCTCCATCTCTTTTGCCCGATTATCCGCTTTGTCTATTGCAATAGTTTCAACCATTTGATAAACATCAGGATAGTCTTTTTTCCAAGCCTCAAGTTCTTCTTTTGACTTGGGTGGAACAATCTGCTTAGTAGAATGTTCTAATTGAGTTCTTAAAGTACGAACTTCATCTTTATGCTTTCCGAGTGTAGAATCATAGTGTCTTTTCAAATCGTCATAACGTTTCTTAAAGACACGTTCTTCGGCATTTTCAGGGCGTTCAGTTGAAGGAGTAGCATTACCATCTGAGTTTGCAATTTCTTTGGATGCTTCTGTGTCCTTTTGAACGGTTGCTGTTTCTGCTTTCTCTCTGTGAAACTTCTCTAATTCACCTTTAGCAAATGCTTCAATTTCAGGATCACTTGCGTCATCATGTTTTTTATAAGGATTCGCTTTTGGTTTTTTAAAAAGTTTCTCTTTAGGGGCTTCAACTTCTTGTGAAATTGTAGCTTCCTTTTCTTTGTCTTCCATTTTTTCCTCTTAGGTTGAGTGCCTTATGGATAAGGGTAGCTCACTTCCATAATTTGTGGGTTGATACTAGACTAAATCTTGGTTTATATCTACACCTGCTGAATCATCTTGTGGCATATTGCTAGAATCACTTTGTGATCTAGCCATCATACCTGATGATTGCGGTGCTGTATCAAGTGGCACATTGTTAGTATCCATCTGTGTGTTGGATAAATCTGATATAAATGCATTGATTGCTTGTTCTTCAGTTCCACCATAATTTCTCATTGCAAAACTTGTTGCAATAGAAACTGGCAAAGCTACAATCTCCTCATTTGTTCCTGCTTCACTTAACATAGAAGCTATGTTAGGAGCTAGTTTAGATAATACCTGTTTAACAGATGGAGATAAAACTGGTTCTAATATAGCCATATCTTCATCGGTTATTGAGCTTGATCTTTCTGCAGTTTCTACAGGTTGTCCCATAGGTTGTCTTACAGGTTGTCCCATAGGTTGTCTTACAGGTTGTGTTGGTTCTTTAGGCGGAGTTAATTTAGTCATATCAGGAACTTGTGTATTAGCTCCTGGG